CGACCGGGTTCATATCCTCCATGGCGCGCACTTCGTTCTGTGTCTCAAAGCCGGTCAGCAAAGCGATCTGGTGCGCCTCGTAGCGTGTCTTCAGGTCCGTCGCCTGCAACGAGGCCAGCTTGTACTGCACAAAATAACCCGCCCGCTCTTCGGGCAGCAGCATGTCACGCTGGATGGCCTCGCGGTGGTTCTTCGCCCACGGCCCGAGGGTCAGCTCACGGAAGCGGATCATGTCCTGCTCGGCGCTGGCGTAGGTCTGCGTTTCCGCCGCCCCAACTAAGCCCGGTGACACGTTGAAAATCCGGCAAATCTCCGCCACCTGAAAGGCCCGAGTCTCCAGGAACTGCGCCTCGTTCGGCGCCACCCCGGTTTTCTCGACCTTGATCCCCTCTTCCACGATCTTCGTCTTGTGCGCGTTCGCCCCGCCGCCATCGTTCCAAGAGCCCTGCAGCCGCTGGAACGCCTTGTCGGAGAGCTGCCCCGGATGGCTCAGGATGTACCCCGGCCGCGCACCCTGCGCAAAGAAGCGGGCGCCGAACTCCTCGGTCGCCATCGCCAGCCCCACCGCGTTGGCCGCGCGTAGCGGGCTCATGCCCAGCATGCCCGCCGTCGCCAGCCCACGCAGATGGTGCATGCGATAGGCCGGCAGCCAGCGCACCGTGCTCGAATGGCCGAACGTGTCACCCTCGACCCGGTAGACCAGCGACCGATCGCTCGTTGTGTAGAGCTGCACCTGCTCAGGCGCCAACGGCCACAGCGCGCGCGGGTAGCCATCGGCGCCCCACTCGATCTCCGCATAGCCGTTCCCGTACAACAGCACGCCCACGAAGAGCAGCTGCCGCACCTCGAAGGCCGTCTGGAGTGGATTCGCCAGGTCGTGGGGAATAGGATAGAGCGGATGATCTTCCGCCGGTTCGCGTCCGCCGTCGGGTGTGCGCCGGTAGAGCACCAGCGGCACCGAGGCCAGCGACCGGGCGATCAGCGACACGCACGCCTGCACCGTCGACACCGACAACGACTCCGCCGGCGTCACCGTCACCCCGGCCGCCGACCGTGCCCCAAACAGATCGAGCCATCCCGCCGAATTTTGCACCGGCACCGGCGCCGCCCGGCGTGACAGCGGCGCCATCAGCGCCTGAAGCACACTCATTGCACCCGCCCGGCCGGCACCACGGCCAGCACCAGCGCCACCACCAGCAGCGCCCCGCCCGCATAGCCCAGCGTCGCCGCCAGCCCCGCCGCCAGGAACACCGCCGCGCCGATCAGCACCAGCCCCACCAGCGCCAGCCCATCGATCCAATAATTGCCGCGGGAAAATCTCGCCATGCCCCAACATAGCACGGCGCATAGAACGCCCGTTTCATTTTCACCAATCAAAAAAGCCCGGCCACTATGGGCCGGGCTCGTTATGATCACGAACGTCAGTGCGCTAACATAAGCTAATCAGGAATCAGCCATAGCGTAGGACGAAAAACGGTTCCATCGTCCAATACCGTCCAACCGATCTCATCGATTATATAAGAATCTTCACCGACAATAACCGGATCTCCCTTATTGGGTACTTGTGGAAAATACGCCAGCTTTCCCAAATTTCCAACTGCGCCCGGCTCAAATGAATCTTCGACATTCAATGCAACCTCAATTAAATCACGTTTGCCAATGGCATCGATTATCTTGTGGACTGTGCCGTTCCATTTCTTGATGGCGTCAGCAATTCGCATTCCGCCTCTTCCAATCAGCCCGCATTGATTACATACACATTGATAGTATTCATGTTTGTGCCCGAAAGGTAGTGTCATGTGACGATTCAAAACAACCGTTGGTTCTTTTTTGCATATTGGGCACGCTATAAGCACATTGCGCTGTTTTTCTGTCAATTTCGGTTTTTCAAATGGTAACTCCATAAAAAAAATCTCCCATGCTGTGCCAGCACCCGATCATTATTCACGCAATAGTTGTTCTCTGCGCTTCACTTCCTTTTCGACATTTACGGCCACATCTCGGAAATACTCTGCGGCCTTCTTAAGTAAAATCAGATCGACGCCATCGTATTCGTCTCCCTCAATTGGCATGCTTGGAAAAGCATTACGGCTGATTCCAGATGCACAGATCAGCGAAAGTGCCCACAATCCATGTACGTCAACCAAACCAGTGCCGGCAATAACTTTGACCGTTTGCACGGCAGCCATTTCCACTAGTCCGTCTACTTCAATTGTAATTTGCGCCATAAAAAAATCTCCCATGCTATGCCAGCACGGGAGACATGGTACACTGTCCCCAGCACCGGCCCGATCGGTGCGATTGAGGCGTCACGCTTGAACCGTGGCGCCTCGCCTATTATAGCACTACTCATCCATCAGCAATTGCGTTTCTCTCTTCGCCTGTTTCCGCTCCCGCCGCCGCAGTGTCCGCTTCCAGTAGCTGCGCCGCACATGATGCCACGCCAGCAGACGCCGCCAGCCCGTCACCGCATCCAGTTCCGCCCCGTTCCGGCACGGCCCCCGCTTTCCCATCATGGATCACCTCGATCGACCACTGCCACCGCTTTCGCCCGTTGCTACGCCTCGCCCATTTCGCCACGGTCGCCCTCCCCACTGGCCACGCGCCACACCCCGCCATCGTCCGCAATCGGCAGCACCCGGGACAGCCGCACGAGCATCTGGTACGCACCGTGCGGCGTAATCTCCAGCGTCTGCGCCAGCTCGCGCACCGTCACCGCCCGGCCCTGCGCCAGCAGCCAGGTCGCTCGCCCAATCCGCTCCGTCGGTAGCATATCCAGCACACGCCCCTCCGTTACTGTACGCCCACCTGCATCAGCCGCATGCGCAGCGCCGCCATGTCCGATCCCGCCACCACGCACCGCTCGCCGCGGGCCAGAATCTGCAACGCATGATCCACCGTGGCACACTCCGTCCGCAGCCGCGTCGTCGGCTCCGCCACCAGCCGCCAATCATGCACCTGCACCACGTAAGCCGTAGTAGCCCCGCCGCTAACTGCCATTTGTTTGCACCTTTTCCCATGACCTTGGCGGTGGAGGCACAATCTCATGTGATCCGCACCCTTGACATGGTTTATCGATTTCACTGTTTGGCCGCTGGCGCCTACAGTGAGCACAAGTCACCTTCGACGCCGGTCGAACAATATAGCCGCCAAGACCATATGGAGGCGGCGGAACTCTTATACCCATCGCTTACCCCTCCAGAATCCCCACCCCGATCAACAACGCCACAAACAACCCCAGCACCACCCACGGCCCGGCGGCGTCAATCACCCCAACCCCCCAAGCCCCCAACACCTCACAACTCCCGAACATCCCGGCTCTCATACACACTCACCGCCGGCGCCGTCCCCACATTCGCCCGCCCAATCGCCATCACGCTGGCCACAATCCCGTCGATGCGCCCCGATGACTTGCTCTTATCCGGCTTCACATTGCCGGCCGGGTCTTGCCGTGCGCTCACATTGTCCGCCATCCAGCGCAGCACCGCATTCCCGCCATGCGCCACGCCCCTGGAGAGCACCAGCCGCAACAACTCCTTCGACGGCCCCGACAGGCTCGCAAACCCCTGGCGCATCTCGACCATATTCAGCCCGTCACCCTGCAACTCCACCGACAACTGCGTCGCATTCCACGGATCATAGGCGACCTCCCGGATCTCGTAGCGGTCGGCCAACTCGTTGATCCGCTGCCGGATGTAGGCATAGTCGATCACATTGCCCGGCGTGGCCTCGACGAGCCCCTGCCGCACCCATGTCGAGTACGGCACCCGGTCCCGCCGTTCCCGCTCGATCATGTTCTCTTCCGGAATCCAGAAAAACGGCAGCAAGTAGATCGGCTCACCCTCTCCCTCGCTCCCCCTCTCCCCCACCGACGGAAACGCCAGCACCAGCGCCGCAATATCCGTCGTCGACGCCAGGTCCAGCCCCGCATAGCACGCCCGCCCGGCCAGCTCCGGCAGCGCCCCGCCGCACGCATCCCACGCCGCCATATCGATCCAACGCTTGTCTTGCGCTGTCCACTCGTTGAGGTACAACCTGCGGAACGTGTTCTGATAGGCTGGCGACTGGAGCGCAACCTTGCATTCTTGCATCAGGAACTCCTCGCGCACGCTGACCCCATAGTTCGGGTTGGCCTTCGCCCATGTGCACGGCTGCGTCCAATCGTCGCCGGCATCCGCCGCAAAGATCGCCGCCAGGTACGTCGGGTCGTCGATGATCCCCTGCTTCACTTTCAGCGCATACTCGTGCTGCTCCCAGCAAATCGAATTGCGATCGAAACCGGCCGTCGTGATCATCACCATCAACGGTTGCGCGCGCTTGCCCATCGCCGTGTTCAGCACGTCGTAGAGTTCCCGGTTCGGCTGCGCGTGCAGCTCGTCGAACACAATCCCCGACGGATTGAGGCCATGCTTGGTGTACGCGTCCGACGACAGCACAATGTACTTGCTGCCGCTGGCATCGTACTCCATGGTCTTGTTGCGGTATGCCCGGATATGCTTTGCCAGGAAGGGCGACGCCTGCACCATCTTCTCCGCCGTCTCGAACACAATCCCCGCCTGCGCCCGGTCCGCCGCTGCGGAGTAGACCTTCGCCGACTGTTCGCCGTCGACCGCCAGCAGATAGAGCGCCAGCCCGGCCGCAAACGTCGACTTCCCGTTTCCCCTCGGCACCTCCAGGTACAGTTTGCGGTACTGCCGCAGCCCGTCGGCCCGCTTGCGCCCGAACACCTCGCGCACGATCGAACGCTGCCATGGCTCCAGCACAAACGGCCGTCCAGCCATCGGCCCCTCGATATGCACCAGCATGCGAT